ACTAACTTAGGTGTTGGCTCTGCAACTGTTTCTGATTTTTCTGGAACTGTTTTGGCAGTACATGCCGCTTCTGGAAGTGCCGCACGAATCAAGTTAACAAACTCCACAAGTGGTACAACTTCTGGTGATGGTGGTGGTATCACATACGACACCTCATTTAACATGACATTGTTAAATCGTGAAACATCTGGCTCAATAATTTTCTCTCCCGATTCAGCAACGGAAGTCGGTCGCTTTACAAGCACAGGTCTAGGTATTGGGACGAGTTCGTTTGCTGGTTCTGCAAAACTTCAAGTTGCGGGTGGTCGTGCGTATTTTGGTTCAAACGATACAGTCTATTCAATCAATTTGGCCTATAACAATACAAGAGCACTTGTTGGTCAAGGTTACTATCTTGGTGCTACTGATTCAGCAACGCCATCTTTAGTATTTTCCAATACTGATGGAACGGCTCGTGCAACGCTTGATTACGCAGGCAATTTAGGTCTGGGCGTTGCTCCTAGTGCTTGGGCGGCTAATACAAAAGCAATTCAATTAGGCCCATACAGTACTAGCTATGGTTCTTTAGCTGTTGATGATTCTGGCAACACCAACCTTTTACAAAATGGATATGAATCTGCCTCTGGTGTAAAACGATATGTAAATAGCAGTTATGCATCAAACTATCGTCAAACTAATTCTACTGGTCAACATCAATGGTTTATAGCCCCATCAGGCACAGCAGGAAACGTCATTACCTTTACTCAGGCACTCACGTTAGAGGCATCTGGTACTTTATTGATTGGCATGACATCGGATACTGGTATAGGTGTTGCTATCTATCCAACTGGAATTGTTAGACACAATACAAATGGAACTGTATTTGAACAATTTAGATATGCAAGCACTGAGGTTGGCTCTATAAGTACAAACGGCTTAGTTACCACCTACAACACCACATCCGACTACCGCCTTAAAACAGTAATTGGCCCCGTGGCTAATGCAGGCCAGCGCATTGACGCACTCCAACCTGTTGAATACACATGGAATTCTAATGGCTTACGCACTCGTGGATTCTTGGCTCATAAGTTTCAAGAAGTCTATGCAGATAGCGTTACTGGTACAAAAGATGCTATTGATGAAAATGGCAATCCTAAGTACCAAGCCATGCAAGCAAGTACATCTGAGGTAATTGCAGACCTTGTTGCTGAAATTCAATCACTTCGCAAACGCCTCGCAGACGCAGGCATCTAACCTTAAAGGAAAATCATGGCTACCACTTGGACAATCTCAACTCTTGATCGTGAAGTCTCCAATGGCTTTGTAACTACAGCACATTGGCAAGCTACAGCAGTAGACGGAGAATTCTCTGCCTCTACCTACGCTACTTGCTCATGGGCTGAAGGCACTCCTGCCGTACCTTACGCAAACCTCACAGAAGCTGAAGTTTTGTCATGGGTGTGGGAGTCTGTTGACAAAGCGGCTACAGAGGCTTCTTTGGCGGCTCAGATTGCTTTGCTGAAGAATCCTGTTAACGCTACAGGAACACCTTGGTAAAACAGGAAGCCACTACCTAAACTTAGTGGCGCATTAGGAGAAAATCATGGGCGAGAAAAAAACAAACCCTGTGACAATTGATGGAGTTGAGTACATTGTTGAGGACATGACACCAGAGCAACAAACCTTGCTCAACCATGTAATTGACTTAGAACGTAAACTTAACTCTGCTAAATTTAATGTTGACCAGTTACAGGTAGGCAGAGATGCTTTTTTTAGTCTGCTTAAAACTGCACTTTCACCAATTACTGATGTACAAGTAAAAGAGTAAATCATGCAAGAAGTAACCCACAAGCAAATCTACGATAGGCTCATTGAAGTTGAATCTAAGGTAGATGAGATAGACAAGAATACTAAAGGGCTTGTAGAGGCTATAGATGCCTTGCAGGGTGCTTTTAAAGTTCTTGGGTGGGTGTCTTCTCTTGCCAAGCCTCTCCTTTGGATTAGTGGTTTGGTGATGGCGGCTGGTGCTGTTTGGCAGACACTGGGTAAAAAATAATGGATTGGCTTGAAGCTGTTATTGCTCTAGCCTTTATGTTCTGTTTTGTGATGTTCTGTAGTCATGTAATTGTGTGGTCATTTCCATAATTTTGTTGGCTGTATCTATTGAGTACAGGTGTGTTAAGTGGGTTTGGGTTGGTGATGTTTACAACCGAAAAGTCTACTGTATTGAATGGAAAAAGGTAGAACGAAAATGATAGACCCATTACAAGCGTTAGATGGCCTACAAAAAGCCATTTCAATGGTCAAGAAGGCTAGTGCTATAGCTACTGAAATAGGTAGCCTAGCCCCAATGATTTCAAAGATGTTTGACGCTAAAAGTCAGGCATCTAAGGCTATGGTCGAGGCTAAGAGGAGTGGTGGCTCTAACATGGGTATTGCATTGCAGATCGAGATGGCCTTGGAGCAAAGTCGAGAATTTGAGAAACAGCTTCAACTCCTGTTCTTTCAGGCTAATAAAGTAGACGTTTGGCAGAAGATTAAAGAGAGAGCGCAGTTGATGGATGTTGAGGATGCTCACATTGCAAGACAGGCTAAAGCAGAAGCAAAGAAAAAGAAAGAACAACAAGAAGAACAGGCCGCCATTGTGATCGGTGCGTTTATCTTGATACTTTTATTTTTGGGCATCATTATTGGAATTACTGAGTTCCAAGAATACTGCTTAAAAGTTAGGTGCGGTCGGTGAATGAGTATCAGAAGACCTTTGATGAATTGCTCAAATGGTGGATAAGGGGAGCAATTGCGTTTTATGCGCTTGGATTTTTGCGCTTCCTGCCTGATGACATCTCGAATAAGATTATGGATAAACTTCTTGGAATGATTGGACTATAAATGCTTACCTTGTTATCAACTTTAATCTCTTTCTTGATGGGCGGTTTGCCCAAGTTACTAGAGTTCTTCCAAGGTAGGCAAGACAAAGCCCATGAGTTAAACCTTGCTCAGATGCAGATTACTCGTGAGTTAGAACTTCGTAAAACTGGCTTTGAAGCACAGGAAAGAATTGAGCATATTAAGTCTGAACAACTAGAGACTCAAAGTGCTGCCAACACAGCGCAGACCTTGATTACTGCCCAACAAGCTGAGATGCAAGCAGTCTACGCTCACGATACCTCACTTAACGAGGGAACATCTGAGTGGATGAAAAACCTTAGAGCAAGTGTTCGCCCTGTCATTACTTATGGATTCTTTTTCCTGCTAGTTTTTGTTGACGTAGGATTGTTTGCCTATGGCTGGAATCGTGGTGTGTCCTTTACCGAGTTAGCTGAGATGTTGTGGGACTCTGACACCCAAGCCCTGTTTGCTTCTATCATTGCCTTTCACTTTGGTGGTCGGGCTTTTGGCAAATGAATATCTCAGCCAAGTGCTTACACATGATTCGTCACCACGAGGGTGTGAGACAGAATCCGTATAAATGCCCTGCAAAATTGTGGACTTGTGGCGTGGGCCACGTTATGTTTCCAGAGCAAGGCAAGCTAAAGATAGACCAAAGGGATGCTTTTGTTCCCCCACCAGAAGCAATGCGTAAATACAGCATGGAGGAAGTCGATGCAATACTTAGGGCAGACCTTGCTAGGTTTGAGAAAGGCGTGGCTACTTATTGTCCTGTTGCTCTTACTCAAGGACAGTTTGATGCGTTGGTATCCTTTTCTTTTAACGTAGGACTTGGCACTCTACAGAGATCTACCTTGCGCCAAAAGGTACTGCGTGGGGATATGGATGGTGCGGCAGATGAACTCTTGAAGTATTGCATGGCAGGTGGCAAGGTCTTAAAAGGTCTTCAAAAGCGAAGAATTGATGAACGAGCCTTATTCCTTAATTAAAGTGACATAAATAAAAGATTTAATTTCGACCATGCCGAACATTCCTACTGCTGAAGACGCTAAGTTGTTTGCACAAAGTGTCCGAAAGTGGCAGCAGGTGCTAAGTCTTGGTGATTGGAGAATAGAGAAGGGAAGCAAGCCAGCAAAGGCTGCAATGGCTTCTGTTGAGTTTAATGCTTCTGCTAGGTTAGCTACCTACAGGTTAGGTGACTTTGGTGCTGAGAAGATCACACCAGAGTCTTTGGATATGACTGCACTCCATGAGTTACTTCATGTGTTTTTACACGACTTAATGACTGTGGCTCAAGACCCTAAATCATCACAAGATGAGGTAGAAATGCAAGAGCATAGAATCATTAACCTTCTCGAAAAGTTGTTGTCTAAGGATTCCAATGGCTAGTCATAACGAAACGTGTACAGATACCGAGTTCATCCAACTATGGGGTCAACTGCAATCTGCCACAAGAATTGCCGAACACCTTGGAATTGCACTTAGGGCAGTTCATTTGCGTAGAAGGCATATCGAAAAAGAATACAACATGGCACTTAGCGCAAGTGACCCTCGTGGCTTTAAATACGATAGAAACAAACCCAAGTCATTTAGCCCACTTAAACAGGTAGACCTTGGCATCCTCGATGGGTGCGTTATTGTGTTCTCAGATGCCCACTTCATTCCTAGTCAGCGTACAACAGCGTTTAAAGGGCTTCTATGGGCTATACAGGAGTTCAAACCGAAGGCGGTGATATGTAACGGGGATGCTTTTGATGGAGCGTCTATATCAAGGCACGATGTAACTGACCAACCACAGACTTCTGTTATCCAAGAGTTAAAGGCTTGTCAGGGTGCGCTTAACGAAATAGAGGAGATTGCAAAGTCTGTCCGACATAATGTAAAGCTACTGTTTACATGGGGTAATCACGACATTCGGTTTGGTAATCGTTTAGCACAACAAGCACCACAGTTTAAGGAAGTTCAGGGGTTTAAGCTGACAGACCACATTCCTGAGTGGGAGTTTTGTTGGGCAGTATGGCCTACAGATCAGGTTGTTGTTAAGCACCGATACAAGGGCGGTATTCACGCTACTCACAACAATACTGTTAACGCAGGTGTATCTATCGTAACTGGACACTTGCACTCGTTAAAGGTTACTCCTTTTAGCGACTACAACGGATGTAGATATGGAGTCGATACAGGAACTTTGGCTGAGACTGATGGCCCACAGTTCACCTATGCAGAGATAAACCCAAACAACCACAGATCAGGCTTTGCGGTGTTAAACTTCTTCAATGGTCAGCTTTTATGGCCCGAACTCGTCCACAAATTTGATGAAGATCAGATTCAGTTTAGAGGCGAAGTGATTGATGTAGGTGCGTTTTGAGTGCTTGGCTAATCATCCTCACAGGGGCAATCTATGCCTATATCGCAGGTGAGCAATTATGGAAAGATAACCCGCACATGGCGATTGTCTATGCGGGTTATGCGTTTAGCAATGTGGGGCTTTATCTGTTGGCAAAGTAATCTCCCACTCTCGCTCATTCCTGCCAGAGTTTGATCTAACTGTGTTACCTGTGAGGTTTATAAGACCTATGATCTTCATCTCGTTTAAGCGTCTAGCGACTTGATTGCTATCTAGGTTAGTCAATCCAGCTATGCCGTCTTTACCTAGCGCACCGTACTCTTGTAAACACTCTAAGATAATCTGGTGGTGCTGAGAGACTACAGGCTTAATAGCCTCTGCTGCCTCGAATGAAGTGAGTGGGTCTGTAGTCCTAACTCTTGGGAAGTCAGGAAAGATGCGGTCAAAATACTTTTTGTAATCCATTATTTTCTCCTTAAAGCGGGTACTCGCTGCGTCTATTGGTCTGCACCGCATGAACTAAATCACTTGGCTGAGTGTTCTCCAATAGCATCCGCTTTCCCCTATTAACTTATTTAAAATGGCGCATCGTCAAAGTCATCTCTAAGAGAACGCTTTGCAGGTGCTTTAGCTTCCTTCTGATCTTTAGCCTTGATAGACAAGGACATAAATTTAGCGCCATCTTTGCTTTCTTTTAGCCATGCGCTAATCCAGAAATCTACACCCTCTACATTGAGTGAGCCTTTGTAGTGAGGAAACTTCTCATCATCTCTGCGTTCATTCTTAAATAACGCACCACGATTTTCATTGTTATATTCCATTTAATACTCCTTTGTAAGCTGAAAACTCTTTATGCAACTTGTTTGTTGCTTCTATTGCGACTAGTTCAGCTAATTCTTTATCGTCATAGTAACCAAAACTATGACATTTTGAATTAACCCTTAATTGAACAAACCATTTTTTATCTCTTTTGTGCCACATTACTCCTTTAATTCCACTTGTATTTCTTGTGCTAACTTTTTGATTCATTGCATTTTGAGATTTTGTTGCTTCTCTCAAATTTTCAATTCTGTTATTTTTTTTATTGCCATCAATGTGGTCAACAAATTTAGGCAAATATCCATGATGATACAAAAAAATCAATCTATGAACTTTTTGAAATTTTGAATTTACATGAATTCTGTAATAACCAGTTTTTTCATCAAATGTTCCAGCAACTTGACCAATTTTTATTGCGTAACCTTTTTGAACTTTCCAGTACAAAACTCCATCTGTATAGTCAAAATAATCACGTACTTCTTTTTGCGTAAGCATAGTTCACTCCATCAAGTGTCATCAAAAGGTTGTGGCAAGAAATGATGAGTTTCCTTTCGGGCTGCAGACCCTAGCCACACTTGAATTTTACACACCTTTAGCGTTCTTTAATGCTGCTCTCACTTTACTAGGAAGCAGAGTCCATAAAGCAATCTTTTGTTGATCGTCTAAGTTCTCTTTTTCCAACTTTACCCAAGCTATCTTAGGTTCTTCATTCTCACAGAGAGCAATTAAATCCATTGCTAACTCTTTGAGATAAACTTGTTCATCCTCTGGGATGCTCTCCATTGCGCCCTGTGTAGGGGTGATGATTATCTTTTCTTCTTTGATGGGCGCAGAGGAGTCCAGAGCGTCATGCTCAACGATTTCCATTGCTGTCATCCAGAGATACCTGCGCTGATATGTCTCTACAGCACCAAGATTCTGGATAGCGTGTGCGCCCTTTAGATTGGCCTCTACCATTGGTGAGCTAATAACGATGTGTGTGCCATCGTCAACATCGGTAATTGTGAGGTCTGCATATTCCTTGGTGTAGGAGATAACTCCGCACAGTCCTTGGCTATGGAAAATCTCATTGATCTGAGGCAGAAAGTCGCCCAGTTCAAAATATTGGTAGCCCGCAAACTTGTTGTGTCCTGACTTCTTTAACGACATGGATTGCAAAGCCATCCGAGCGTTCATTAACTTCTTATGTACCATTTGAATTTCCTTCACTTAAATATTCTTCGATCATTGCTTCTTGGTCTTCTTCGTATAAATCCCCGAAAGGTACGAAGTGATTTTCTCCACAGCACGAGCCGTAGGTCTTTGGTTCAGTACAGTAGCAGCAGTAAGTTCCTTGCAGGTCTTTGATTGCGTCTTCTCTTGTCATTGGATTCTTTCGATATGCTTTGCTACAAGCCACTTATCACCTAACTGGCGTACTGACTTCACCCATTGCTTTTGGTAGCTTCTAATGACCTGTGGAGGGGCATCGTAGGTGGCGAATATCTTACGGACATGGGTTAGATAACGTATGTTCATTAACCTCTCCATGCTAACAAAACACCCCAACCACCAAAGATGATGATTGCTAACAAGCACTCAACTACTGTTTGAATAATCTTACTTTTCATTTGGTTCTCCTTTAATTAGGGGACTAAGCCCCTTGTTGGTTTAGTTGTATGAAAAATGTGTGCGTTCACATTGTTGCTCATACCAAACTTCTTCTTCTGCTTCAGATTTAACAAGGTAGTCATTCCATTGAGATTTTTCTTCTGTAGTCAAATAAGACATCCAAACACCAAAGGCTTTCTCACTCTGGTTTTCAGCAAAAGAATTAAAAACCTCACCCTCATAGTTAACAACCAAGAAAGTTGATTGATAAGTTTTTGGGTCAATCTTTTCAATAAGATTAAAAGTTAATGTTGGCTTGTTCATGTTAAGTTCCTTAATTACCCATTTGCGTTTTGCTGTGGGCTGATGCAAGTATAGCAAACTAAACAAGCAGGTCAACAATTATTTACTAAGTATTTTCCCTAGTGTTGTATTTTGTTAACTAAGCTATACTTGAAGGATGGATAAACAAACTGCTATCACACTTGCTGGCTCACAGAGTGAGCTTGCTCGTATCCTTGGAATTAAGAGGGCTGCTGTCCACCATTGGAAGACCATTCCTCTATTACGCATCTATCAACTTAAAGAACTCAGACCCCATTGGTTTAAATGACACAAGCACAAGTAATCAAAGCCCTTCAGAACGGCCCTAAGACCTCCAGAGAGATAGCAGAGGAGTCAGGTATGCCTCAAACTACTGTTTTGTCTACAGCAAAAAAACTACGCTACAAAGGTCAACTGACCACAGAGCAGGTCAAGGTCGGTAGGTACTGGATAGCCAAGTTCACTCTTATAGAAGACTTGATAGAGCCTAAAGATGAGAAACGCTGCTTGCTAAACCCATTCGACATTCGTAACGCTAGAGGCATCTTTACTAAGGCTGAGTATGCCGTGATGAATATGCAGGCTAAAAGACTGCTTGGCAAACCTCAAGCAAAAGAAATTACCAACAATCAGTTTATTTAAAAAGTGTTGACAAGGTAAAAATGTGTATAATTAAATCGTCTGAGTGGCATCAGGCGATGAACGGAATAGAGAACCCCATAGATTTCTGTGTGGTCTTGCCTGACAACAGGCGAACTTTTGATTCCGTTCAATCGTTTGTTGTTGCTCTCGCCAAGAGCCAAGACCACAGAGTGATTTATGGGGTTTTCTGCATTTGGCGACTACACAATGCGGTACGTCGGTGGTTGTGTGTTGGGATACCCTGTTACACGAGCGAACTAAAGCAGGGGCGGTGGGCGAAGGATAGAGCCGAGTGGTTGGGATGCAAATCTCAGAAGTCTGTCCAATGCGATGCGATGACATGGCTCCGAAGGGGAAGTTATCCACAAGCAGGGCGAAACTGAGTTATGACTCGGTAAGGCTTTGCTTTGCTCAAACAATCACCAAAGGGGAATTATGAAGAAGGTTAAACATAAGGAGATAAGAAGATGATGGACTTGTTTGGTAACGAGATACCTGAAGAAAGAAAGAAGACGCACGAAGGGTTTGATGAATTCTGGGATGCGTATCCAAAGTGTTTTAGAAAAGGTGAGAAGGCTACTTGTAAGAAAAAGTGGGCTGATTCTTATTACTTCATGCAAAAGGAAATCATTGTTAAGCATCTGCAATGGATGGCGACAACAGCACAATGGTTAAAGGATGGTGGCTCATGGATTCCTGCACCTTTGGTCTACCTAAACCAGCAACGATGGGATGGTGCTGATATACCTGAGATGAAGCCAACAATAGACCCAGCCTTGGCAAAGATTGATGCTGACAGAAAAAAAGCATCCCCTATGCCTGAACACATCCGAGCAAGATTAGCGGAGTTACGCAAGTGAGCCACTCTGACGCAATGAAGCTACTTGACAAGGTGCGTGAAGGTATCCCATACCCTCTACACCTGATAAACAAAGCATTGGAATTAACTGGTGACTTACAGCAGGCGTAACATAGAAAGCCCAAACGATAGGGTAATCCTAGAGCAGTCTGAGGCTCGTGAACTCTATCGTAGCTGGACAGCAAGTAAAAACGCTGACCTGATTCGTGCGAGATTGGAGAAAGCGGAGCGAATTTACGGAACTGGTGCTAGAGACAGAATTCGCACCTACATGGCGCAAATGAAAGAAGGGACACTTTTATGAGGAGAGCAGCTAGGGTAGATGCAACACAAGAAGCCATTGTCAGCGCACTAAGGGCGGCAGGTGCATATGTATGGGTCATTGGTTTACCAGTTGACCTTTTGGTTGGCTACAAGGGGCATACCTTCTGCGTGGAGGTGAAATCAGGGCCTAGCAAGCGTCTGACGAAGCTACAAGCCGACTTTTTCGAGAATTGGTCTGGTAGTACCTTGGCAAGAATAGATTGCCCAGAGGCGGCATTACGAATGATCGGAGTAGTCAAGTGAAAGCACCTTATAAAGCCATCGAATTCATTATTGAAAATTCATGCAAATTTGCCGAGGCTAAAGCACAGAGGATATATCTCGAAGAATTCCGCAAAACCAAGAAGGCTCTGCTAATGAAGGAAGCTATGGCTAGAGGGATAGATTCTGCTGTGGCTCAAGAGCGTGAAGCCTATGCTCACATTGAGTACGCTGATTTACTCCGAGGGCTAATGGTGGCAATCGAAAAAGAGGAAACTTTAAAGTGGATGCTGACTGCTGCCCAGATGAAGGCTGACATTTGGAGATCAGAGCAAGCAAGTGAGCGTCTTGGTGTAAAAACTACAGAGTAGGGAAAGTACCTATATTGATATGTTTAGTAAACTATACTACAATCACATCAGCCCAAGCAATTCGCAAGGGTACTTTTAAGGATTAAGAAAATGAGCAAATACTTCACTTGTATTGAGTTTCGCAAAGGTTTTGATGCGGCAGCATCGTGCGAGTCTTGCGATAAAACAAAATCAAAAGATTGGATTGATGGCTGGATGCACTATCAAGACAAGATGGATGCTAGTGAAACTGCTTGCTACTTTTAAGGAAAAAAATCATGAAATACGAATTTGACACAACTATCGGTGAAGGCTCTGTAATTGTTACTGTGGTCATGGAATACGAGCAAGACGAAGAAGGCACTTATAACGAGAACATTGATGAAATCTGGTTTGAAGGTCGTAATGTCTTGGGAATCTTGACTTACAAGCAATACCAAGAACTTGAGATCGAAGGCTCTATGCGTCTTACCAAGCACCTCATAGATGAGGCAGACCATGCCAAAAGTGTTGACTATGACATGAGATGTATTTAATGCTTGGCTGCTTGCCAAAAGAGCCAGATGCAAAGTGCAGTAACTGTAAAAGGCGGTTACTGCCGAACCCTGTCAACGTCAAGAATTCTAAGGACAAGGCTTGCATCTATGTACCTATATCTTTACAGGTTAAAAAATGACTGATTGGACTAAAGAAGAAGACGAAGCCTTCAACGATGTTGAGAAGCAAAGCAATCTTGGTAAGCAGATACTCAATGACATGGGTCAGCCCTACCACTTTGATATTTTTGTTTCTCCATCACAGAGAAACGCAGTCTTAGAGGAAGTGGCTAAAGAGTTTGACAAGATGAAAGCGTTTGGCACTACTGCTGAGTCATTTTCTGCATTTGTAAGAAATCTTAAAAAATGAGAAAGAAAACAAAGAGAAAAATGTGGAACTTAATAGACCCAATAACCCATGCAATCGTAGGTGCGTCAATAACCCACAGGGACAAACTGGACAAACTTAGAATGATGGAATACTCAGCACTAGAGGCAATGACTAAAGGACATGGAACAATCTCCGATTGGCGTACGCTTGTTGATGTTTTAAACCTAAGTGAGACTATGGCACGACACAATATCGGGAAAGATGAGGTGTTGCCTGTTTGCCAAAAAGCACAAGAAGCCCTGCACCAAGCAGCAGAACGGCATCAGAGAACAATGAGCATGGGATTATCTGGAGAGGGAATTCAGGCTATTCGAGATTTGATCGAATATGCAGACCTCCAGCAATCAAGCATCCCAAGGTCAGAGTTTGAAAGATACATTCAGAAAACAAAAGACTACATAAAGTCTAATGGGAATCTGGTGGTAGAAATTGAATAACAAACCAAGTAGCAGAGAGAGACTGCATCTAGCAAAGGTTAAGGAGATGCCTTGTGGGGTCTGTGGTCAGGCAGGGCCATCAGATGCTCACCACATCGAGCAGCACCAACAGTTCCTGTGTATTCCGCTTTGCAAGGATTGCCATCAGGG